AGGCAATGGGCCTTCTGAACGAACGATTTGGAATACATAAACACCAGCGTATGGAGTTACTGCACCAGATGTTGTGTTAGCAAATTGAAATGACAATACGCCAGCGTTGTAACAATCACATTCAGCAGTAATAATGCCTGCAACTTGAACGCCTTGTGCGCCAATAGCTAAAATAATGTCGGTTGTTTTCAAGCCTGGAATGTTAAATGTTTGAACTGCCGTTGTGTAAGAGGCAACTGAAGCTGGTGTTATTGATGGGGCAATGTAAAATGTTTCTAAAGCGTTGCCACGAGTAATTGTGGTAGATGACATGATGATTTCCTTTGCAAAGAATTTCTATAATTATAGTCTTAAATAGAAAAAAAGCTACCCTAAAAAGAATAGCTTTTTCTCCGTTTTTTTACATCTTATTGTGCTGTTAAATCATAGCCATAAACATATACATCACCAGTAGCAGCAGCACCTTGCGCTGTGCCTACGTTGAAATATAAGTTCTGACCAGTTTGAACTGCTGTAGATGCTACTGTACGTTCTGAAACAACTGTAGGGCCAGTTAAAGCTGACAATGCAGCGTTAGCAACAATACCTGTACCACCTGCTGATGGAGCTGTAAACAAACCAGCAGCAGCAGAAGTTAAGCTGATAGAAGCGTTAGTCACTACAACTGTTTTTACAGAGTAGCTTGATGAGTTAATGATTGGTAAAACTGTATCGCCTGTAGCGTTTAAGTTTACACCTTGATACACCGCCAACAAACGCAATGCTTGGTTAGTACCAAGATTGGAAGGATGGGATGAGGTTACACTTGCTGGGCCTGGATTAGCCATAATATTTTCCTTTTCCGTTATCAAATAGGGNAGAACTTAATCTCCCCATCATTACTATGCAGCTACACGACAAGCCAACTCTGGNTAGAGTGGGGCCCANCCATATAACACATCAAGACGAGTAGGAATTGAATCGTTGTTAATTGTGTATTGACGAACTACACGCATTGACAAACCAATTTCCTTATCTGAAGCACGACCAGCAAAGTGAACGCCATCTGGCAACTCAAGATCGGCTACTGCTAGAGTAAACGCATTGCGGTGCATGATGATGTTTTGTGGTGATACAACACCTGTGTTGTTAAATGGTGTAACAGATTGTGAACCAGATGATGTTACTGAAACGTTTTGGAATTGACCAGCAGTAATAACAGCAGGTGAAACGTTTACAGTAGCTGAACCAGATGAAGCGATAGTTACAGCAGAGTTAACAACAAAATTACGCAACTTGTTAGAGCCATATGTTTGACGATTTTGTGGGTTGACTGCATAAACGCCAGCAATTGTAATTACATCACCTTGATTCAATGAAGCTGAAGCAGCAGATGTTGCAGCGATGGTGATGTTAGAACTTTGCGCCCAACCTGATGTTAGGAAGCCAGTTGCAGTTGTTACGTTGCATGACAATACTGCTGAAGAGTAAGAACCAAACGTGTGTGAAACAACGTTTTGATCCATTTTCCAGTTCATACCGCCAGAGTCACGACCCATCAAGCCTTTACGATATTGTTCGCCAATGGCTTCTTGTGGTACAAAAAGACCTTTTAAGCTGTCAACAATAGTAGCTGATGTAAATGGCTCAACTGTACATGATCTACGGCCATCACGAGGTGCGCCTTCAGAATCAAGATAAGCACCAGCAGTTAGATATGTAATCAAACCTGTTGGTGGTGTACCTGCTGTACCTACGATGTTTGCTGTAGAGTTTTTAGCTAACAATAAACCATCTCGGTCAATCTTATTGGCAATAGCAGCAACTGCTGGTTTCAATACACGATCAGAGAACATATCTAAAGACAATGCCAAATCTTGTGTAGTGAATTGTGTGTCAACGTGGAACTGTGTTGACAATGTTACTGGTACTGATGTTTCGTTGAAATCTTCAACTTGAAGTTGTGGGCCAGTTGTACCGATGAAACGGCCTGGTCTACGAACGTTTACTGTGTTACCAATTTTACCGCCAACTACAGCGAATTGGTCATCGTAGTTACGATCTACTTCTGATGTAAATGTTAATTCATTTTCCAAGACCATTAAGGCCTCATTAGTAATTTTCGATATCGTGAGCAAGTTATTAGCCATGATTTTTTCCTTTAATTAAGTTAAAAACCAGCTATCTTAATTTTCCAGATTTACGAGATTCTTTCCATTGTTGATATGTTCCATGAAATTCACCATTAGTGTCCACGCCCACATCAACAACGCCAGATGATCCCTTAATAGGATTAATAGGTGCTGGTGCTTTACTGCGAGCTACAGAAGGTTTAGATTCAGCGACAGGAGCTTCTTTCTTCTCAAACTGTGCTTCCAACTTACCAATTTGTCGGAGTGCGCTAATCATAGATCCAGCATTAAGTTTTTCAGCAACATCTGGGTTTTCTGCCAAGTGATATAAAATTCTTGGCCCAACATCTGACTCCAGGATAGCATCACGAACGGCATCACTTACTTGCACATCCGAGCTGGCCACCATGTCTTCATAATCTGGCAACTCTGTTTTTGCTGCATCCAAACGTGACTGCCATTCATTTAGCATCTTTTGACGATCCTGATTGGCTCTACGTTCAGCTTCTTGCTTATCTCTATTAAGTAAAGCTTGTTCTGCCGACCATTCTGACAAAGCCTCTGCATATTCAAAGGCATCTGTAAATTGGTGTGGCTGTGGCTTTTCGTTTTCCTGATAAACAGGAGTTGGATTGGCCCTTTGCTCTAACTCTTTTAGTCTGCTTTCTAGTTGCTCACGTTGCTCACGTTCTCTTTGCGCTTCTTTACGCGCATCTTCACGTTGCTTGGTAAGCTCACTAAATCGCTTCTCTAACTTTGGGTTTGGTTTCTTTTCTTCTGTTGCTTTAATTTCTTCAGATTCTTGTCCACTCTGTTCTTCAGCTTCCTCAATCGGCTCTGACTCTGGAGTTTCCTCTACAGGATCAGCCTCAACTGGTGCTTCATCAGCTAGACCTAATCTATTACTATAAAACTCTTCTGAATTTTCAGAAGTTAATACGTTTGCTGCTTGTTGCTCTGACATGGATTTCCCCAAGATTTTTACCCAATGAACCCATTGGTAGGTTTACTGCTTTATATCACAATAGTTTAAATTTATCAACAAATCTAAACTAATAGTTTAGTTTTATTACTAATTTTTTTCTTCTACTTCATCTCTGTGCATACTTTCAAAATGATGAGCAGCTTCTTTACGAGTAGATGTAGGGAACATTTCATGCCATTTATCACTTTTTGAACCATTTTCTTTAGTATAAGATTGTGCAGCACGATCAGCATGATAACCCCATAATTTACGAGCCTTTTCTTGATCATATTGACCTTTAGCCATTTTCTTTTGCAAGTTTTTAACAATAGGTATATGGCTTGATTTGTATAAATGTTGGTCATTGTCAGCATGAAGCACTAATTCTTTAGCATCATCACTCATTTTGTCATAGTCTGGCTCATCATAAGATGATTTAGTATCAGATACAGTTTGTTTACCAGCACGTTTTTCCATGTGTTCTTGGTCGTGCATTGCTTTAGTTTTACTTGTTACGAGTGCCATTATATTGCCCTTTCAGTTGTTTCAGATGATGCTTCTCTAGTTGCTGCATCGCTAATTTGTGCTAATAATAACGCAAATTGACCTTTAATGTGTTCAATTTCTTTTTGCGTTTCAGTTTTAACTACAGTATCCATTGCTTGGGTATGTGTCCGCAACTCTGTATCGTGCCTACGTTCTGCATCACGCATCTCAATTTCATGTGCTTTAGCAGTTTGTTTCATCAACTCACGCTTATTAGCACCATCTTGTTTGATTTGCTCTGTATCAGTACGATCTTTAATAATGACTTGCAATTGTTGTATAGTTTGCTGTGCTTGCTGTAATTGTGCAGCTTGTTGTTTAAGTTGCATTTGTACTTGTGGTGGTATTTTAGACTTATCATCAACTTGTGCAAGTGGATTGTTTACCGCCAATCGGTCAGCTATTGTTTCTGCACCAGGGAAGTCCATATTGCGGAATACCAAGTCACCAATCTGTGGCATCAATGTTGGATCGGCAGCAATCACAGCCATCATAGAATCAACAGCTTCTGAACGTTTACTGTTATAGCCTGGGCCAGTTTCCATCACGACATCATATTCACCAATGGTCACATCATTTAATACTCGGTTCACACCATCTTCATCTGGGCCATAACGATTAATAGTCAATAGNTCTGGCTTACCATCATCACCAATAATGCGTAACACACGTTCTCTNTCGTAAATCTTTGGGATTAAATCAAGAATCACACGGCCACATTGACGAATTGAACGAGTNAAATTGTCATAGTANTGGAAGTTAGTCATGTCAACTTGTTGTTGCTGACCTTGTAATGCTTTACCAGAGATGTTGCCTGTAGGTAATTGACTAGGATCAAAAATACCTACCACTTGTTGCAAGTCTGCGGTAATGCCAGCAGCAGCAGCCATAATACCTGTCGGTGGTGGCTCTGGTTGTAAGCGTGTTGGTGCTGGTGCTGGCCTGCCATCAATGTCTGTCTGTTTGTAACGTAGAACTGGCATTGATTTGATGTTAGCCATTGCCCATTCATTTTCATGGCCTTCATCTTGGCCTTCAGCAAGCAACCATTTAGCTTTAGGTGCGAGAGCAACTGATTCCGTGATAGAAGTTGTCCAAAAGTTATACATACGTTGTGGATCTTTAGCCATACGCACCAGGCCAAACTTCTTACGCTTGTTCTCTACAGTTAGCATCTGACCATATACAGGAATAATTGGAATATATTTACCAGCCCATACTGACTCTTCCAATATCTCAATGCCTGTCAATTTAACCCATTTCACCACCTTGCGAATTGATGGCCGTTTGTCAGCAATAGTGATGCCTTGCTTTTCCATTGCTAGTTTAATTTCGTCTGTGATTTCGTCTTGATAAGCTGTTGTGCCATCAGACAACATGACAAGTGTCGCTGTTTCACGTTCTACATAAAAGTATTCAGCGATGCGGATATCTTCTTTCATCACCCACTCTGCGTTTGTGTCACCTGTGCCACGTTGCACAAATCCTGTGCCGTCATCAGCGTTTGGATATTGTTTACGGAACGCTTCTTTGCTCATTACTGTAGTGATTAAGACCTTTTCCGCATCAGAGCCATCTGGCATCGTTGAATTTGGGTCAAAATAAACTGTAAACGGATTATCAACTGGCTTAATATAAATTTCTTGATCAAACGAGTCATCGTTACGATAGTCAGTAGTAATGCGGAAAAAACCCCAACCCATACGAACAGCAAAATCAAAAGCGGTATCATAAGCAGCATCGGCATCAGATTGCACCTCAATGTGTCTAAATATTCCAGAGATAACATCAGCCATGTGAGCATCGGCTTCCGTGTTCATGCCATGCGCTTTCATGCGAGGGCGTTGTTGGCGTTGTTGATTAGCTATCTGTCTACAGTAGGCATCAACTTTATTGATGGTAAGACATGGCCTGGCTTCTAACGTGCGTGAGTTTTGAATCTCTACTGGCCATTGATCCCCAGCAGCAAACTTTAANTCTTCTAGGGCCTCGCTACGATTGTTTGAGTCAGCATCATTAGCAAACTTGAGGAACTGTTTAGCNTCCTCAATGCGTTTGTCGTAGTCATTAGATATTGTTGTCTTTTTAGCCATTGTTAGCCCATCCAGCTTACGCCATAATTATTTTGTGGTCTTGGTTTCTTGCGTTCTTTTGTATCTTGTATCATCAGCCCAATGTAACGAAAAGCATCCGCACCATGAGAATAAATGTCATGTAGTGGAACACGGCTGAACATTTTAGTGTCTGGGTCAACATCATAGCGATAATGCCGAAGACATTGTAATCCTTCCTCACAATTTGTTCTGTCAAAGTAACAGCTAGTAAAGATTGTTCGTGCAGCGTTAATAGAATCTGCAACAGGAACTCTCGGCAATACATTAGTTTTATATCCAGCATTTCGTACAATCTCTTCAATACTTCTACCATTAGAGCCAATAGTTTTACTTTCGGCATCGTGTGGTAGATGTAGTGTATCATAAATATAGCCTAATTTTTGCATTTCTGATAGATAGTGCGTAATCGTCTTTTGACTATCTTGCATATAATTGATCAGTCTAGTTTCCATTCCAATGAACTGCACAAACCAAATCGCAGTCATATCGGCCCAACCCAAATCAAACACAGCGTGTACAGGCTTGCTTGCATCATACGGCACGTTAGTTATCCTGCCCGTTCCTTCAGCAGCTTGCATTTCACGAGCAAAGATAGCACCATCAACAGTCATCCTACATATACCCTCCCAGACAGTATTGTAGGCTTCTATATCTCTGGCCTTTAACGCATCTTTCTCTAGCTTTAATGTTTCGGGAAACCAGGGATTGTCTGACCAATTAATCTTTTGTACAACTGCGTTTTCTGGTGGATGGGCCACAAACCTTTGAAACGTGTCATCAGACTCTAGCTCTGGGTTAAATGATACCCATATCTCTGAATCTTGTTTACGGATGGTAGGAATTAAGATATTCCATGATCGTGAGCTAACAGTCTGGGCCTCTTCTACCCAACATATGTCCACACCTTCAAAAGACTTTACATTCGCTGTATTGTTCTTTAGGCCAACAAAGCTAAACTCTGTGCCGTTTTTACCTCTGATACTGGCCTGTGTTATCTCATAAAATGATATTAAGCCCAAGTCTGTAATCTGATCGCATAACAGCTTATGAACTGAATCCTTCATTGAGGTCATGAACTCACGAGCGCAAAGCACACGCAATGGCGCATTAGCACCTTTAATCAGCAACCCTCTAGCAATGCCCCAAGACTTTGCACCACCTCGCCCACCATACAGTATGCGATATCGTGACTTCTCTGGTTCAAATAATACTTTTAGCTTGTCTGGAAAGTCAGCCCAAGCAGATGATGGATCAACCTGGCTCATTCGTTTCTGGTGGTTTCACAAAGTTTACAGCAATGGATGTAATGAGGGCCTCGCCATCTGCCCCAGTAATCTCTTGAAACTGTATTGCCTTACCATCCACACGATCCATTATTTCTTTAACGGCCCAGGGTTCTCTTGCAATAGCAGCTTCAATCAACCCCTCTGCAATGTCAGTCAACTTTTTAGGCTCTTGCACCAATACTTTACGCAAAGCATCGTAAAACATTTTGCCTTTTTTATTGTTTTGATTTCCCTCTGGAGCTGCCATATTAACTCAATAATTATCTGATTGATTTTTAAGCAGTTGTTATCTCTACAGGAGTAGCTTCTTGGGCCACTTCTTCTGTAGGCTGATTGATTTGTACGAGTGCTTGATCACGAATTTTGCAGATAGCAGGTGACACTTCAATAAATGCGCCAGCAGCTAAATGTTTTAAGACTAATTCTACATCAGCAACTTCTAGTTCTAATTTAATGCTCATACTTTCTCCTAATGACAAACAAATAGACCTTTATCGTCTATGCTGTCGTTAATAAAATCTGCTGCTTCATGTAATGTATTGACTAGGATGGTTTCGTCTTCAATAAAAGATGTTAGTTCAATGTATCCATCATAATCAACTGTAGCGATAGCGAGCGTGAAAGAATCTTCATCTTTTTCTGCTTCATATGACATAACTATTTTAATTAGCTGTGTCATCTTCAACGAAACACACATCTTTCCACTTACTTGTAGATTTCTTTAATGGCATAATTATTCCTTATAAATTTTCTTTAGTTTTAAAATTAAGCCACTTTAAATCGGCTTTTATATATTTAAATAATCCACGACCAGATATAAATAATAAGTTTTTACATTTGATTCGTAACCCTTTTTTACATCTTAACTCGTCATAAGCTGGATCAGGATATTTTACATCTAATGAATATTCATCTTTAGAAGCATAAGCCAACTCTAATTTACATATTCTAAAAGTAATATACATAATTATTCGTTTATAAAACATACGTCTTTCCAGCTCATGCAAAGATATTTAACGCCATCTTCTACATAGGGAAAGTATTTAAGATATTCATCTTTTGGATTATCGTTCATAGTGCCAAAACGAACTCTTGCGCCTACTTCAACTGGCATTTCCTCACGTTTGTCATCTACTAGCTTAACTCCTGGGCCAACCGCTACAACTGTACCCATGTTTTCAGCTTCGTTGTTGTCATAGATAATCACACTAGACAATTGTCTGACATCTGGCCTAACGACAATTTTATCTCTAATTGGTTTCAGTTTCATTTATCACCTTTTGATGGTCTACCAGGCTTACGTTTAATTGGCTCATCTATTTGAATTGCATCATAGATGTTTTTAATTTCGTCATTAGCGTAAATTAAATCATCAACTGAAATTGGAAAAAGTGTGTATTCGCCACACCAGTCATTGTCGTGCTTGTTAACAGCTTGAGGGTATCTGTGACATTCACCTAAAATGCCTCCAGAAATAAAGAATTTACAACTTGCACAGTTTTGTTTAGTATTCATATCAGTCATGCAATGTTTCTCCACATTGTTTGATTAGAACCCTAGCTGGCCTCTCCACCAGTCTAGGGTTTGTTTTTTATTTACAATCGTTTTGTTCGTGTTCTACACGTTTGTGTTCATAAGCAACGTGTTCTTTAGAACCGCCCTTAAGTTCACCTAACTTACCATCAAACTTACCAGCGTGGCTCATTGGGCGTAAACCCATGCTGTCTGCTTTACCCATTGCAACGCCACCAGTTAGCTTCATTTTACGTTCGCCAGATGTGTCAGATGCAGTTGCGCCCTTTGGCAATTTCTCGCCACTCATGCCTTTAGCAGGCTGTGTATCTTTAATACCCATGATATTTCCTTTTAATTTGCAAATTAATATAAATTATAAATCACAATCTATAGCTTGTGAGATTTTATTTTAGCAGAATATTCTCTCTTTAGTTCAATAATTTGATCAACTGTCAAATGTAATGCTGGATGTGGCCCTTCAACCCATAACACCTGCTGCAACCCTATTTTATTGATCAATGATTGACGATATTTAATAATATTTCCAGATAAGAATGAGTTGCAATGCTCGCATTGTGCGTGAACATTCAATTCATTAAATCGTAACTCTGGACAAGCACCTACTGATCTGTAATGGCCAGCATTTATTTTTTTGTGCATTGGCTTTTGACAACTGATACATGGTAGTCCTTCATCTCTTAATCTAATCCAACGATTAAATATAATTTGAGCTTCTCGCAGCCAGTCACCTTTGGTCTTGAGTTTTTCTTTAATGGCCTTGTATTCTTTACGTTGTTTATTTTCTTTGTTCTTTACAGACAATGCAACCGCACAGGCAAAACCACAAACTATCTGCGTGGTTTTTATTGGTTCAAATGATTCTTTGCATATTTTGCATTTTTTACGTTTGATTGGCTTCAGCATTAATTTTTTCCAGTTCAATAATATACATCTTGGCCTCTACAGACGATCTAAACGTTAATAAATTATGTGATCTGTGTGTGTCAGATCTTTTATTATACCCAGTCAATCTAAATACCTGGTACAGATAATCATCTGCTGGGCCAGACTTTGCTATTGAATATTGTCTACACTCACTAATTAAAGCGTATTCACCCCATTTTTTAAATTTAAGCATCTTTTAGCTCTTCTATAAAGTTCATGTATGGAATACGAATATGTTTATTAAAAAACTCTGCTGCTGGTGCGTTTGTGTTTAATTCTTTACGAGTTTCAATGTTACAGATTGCTTTAATCGCATCAGATGCTGACTCTTCAGAATCTATGTCTTCACCAAACTCATCTTCCAACCATTCCCAGAACATTGTTTCTTTACACCAGCGAACAGCCAACAATCCCAGGCCATTCATTCTATTCTCTTGCGTAACAATGTTAGTTCTCATTTGTCGTGCAGATGCTTCTTGTGTCATACGCACTATTGCAATTGGTGTGTCTATAGGAAAATTTGTGAGAAACACATCTTTAAACTGCATATCTATATCAACAGTTACACGAATTGTGCCATCTGCCATCTCTTTCATCTGCCTTCTAGTGCCTGTGATTGCATCCATTATGCGATCCTTTTTAAATTAAGTTTAGATAACACTTCTTGTAATTTGCGATGATTCTCTTCTTTTTGTTCTTGCGTAAACTTCTTACCAATAGCCATAAAGTCTTTATGAGCCTCTATGTTTGATTTACATTGTGCTTTAAACTGATCACATGATGGTGCGTAATCGTAATTATGCTCCAGGGCCACTTTAATTCTATCCCCAGATATTCCAGCTAGTTCTTCAGCCCAAACCTGTTTAGCGTTAGCTATTCCAATGTCCATACCATCAACTATTTGGCCTAGCTTAAACTTGTCTGTAAAGTTATTACCAAAACGGCCATGTAATCGCATGAATATACGATCAACCCATTCATTAGGTAATCTAGTTTTCATTTTTCACCTCTATCTCTTTGTTATCAAAATAAGAAACTCCACTAGAGTTTTTAAATATTGATTGAGCTGCTACCATTGTGTCGTGTTTGTAAGACTTTGCTTTATTAATGGTTGCGCTTTTAATATCTAACTCACTCGCATTTTTTAATTGTGTTTCTATAACTTTTAACAAGTATGCAAACTTTTTCACATTACAAACTTTAGCTGCATCAACAAAGTTATCTATCGTAGCACCAGCCTCAATTAATTTTAATAAAGTAGGATGTGATGGACTGACATCAATAATCCCATTTTTTTTAATGGCCAAACAAACTTCTCCAGCAGAAGGTTTTTTCTTATCTAATCTAATCTCTTCTCTTCTATTCTCTTCTTGCATGATGCCGTCATGACGATGACATGATTCTGTTTGTATCATAACGTCTATAGATGTTTCATGAAGTGTTTTATGACTGGTCTTTATGTCTTGAATAAGACTACGCATTTTGGGATTGCTGGTTGCGCTAGTCATTAATCTTCTGGCCACTTTCATGCAAGTAATTCTTCCATCTTGATTCTCAAACAAACCAACATCCACAAAACGCTTCATCATCTCTTCAACTTTCTGAACAGACGATCCAGTATTCCGAGCAATGACACGAGCATCATGTTTCAATTCAAAAGTAATGTTTTCTGCTGATACTTTGCCAACAATCAACTCTATGCAATACCAATACAAGCCATATCCCTCTAAACCATAGTCCAATAATACTTCTTGCAGCTTCTCATCTAAATTAGCGTTTGCATCATGTTTGAACCATTCCATATCATTCACCAACATTCTTAAAGAAGTTATAAAGAATATCTATAATGTAGGGCCGTACATTCATACCATGCCCCTGGTTAATCTTATATATGGTTGCATTACTAACACCTGTAAGCCGACATACCCCACGAATATTAAATTTTTTGCTTTCTATCTGCTGCACTATGTAATCAATCTTATCTTTCATATAAATCTCCTTTTGTTGATGTTTGAAGTATAAGCGAATACAATGTAAAGGTGCAAGCAAAAAAGAATTAAAAAATATATTAAAAATATTTTGCACAAAGTATTGCATTTCGTTTTTGGCTTCTGTATAGTCGTAACTGTAGTAACTAATTAACTTTGATTGGAGAGTCAAAATGATCAACAACCTAAACGCAGTATTAAATCTAATTAACGGCATGACTCACGATGAGTTGGCTTCCTGCCTCCGTATGGATGAAGTTGAAGAAGTAAAAGACCTTAAACCATTTGTATCAATTAGTCGTGATTACAATCAAGAATCATTAAAATCTGAATACGATGCACAAATTAAACTTGAATCAATGATGGGAGATATTTAAATGATTGATAATCTTATTATTTTGACTTTAGGTGGCATTATTGTTTGTGCTATTTTTATTGTTGGTGAATTATTAGCTAAATATTTTGATTGGAAATAACATGACATACGACATTTATATGGTAGACGAGGCTCGCCAAAATCAAATTGAAGATTTGGCCGATGAAGGTGATTGTGTTTGGGATCTATTGGAAATGGAATATGTAGATGCAGCTCAAGCTAGAGCAACATTACGAGCAATGTTTAAATCATATTGCACACGGATGCACGGCACAAAATCTAATATATGCAATCAAGCTGACCATGACTTAATGATATTTACCAAATCATTAATGCAATCTATGTATGAAGCAGCTGGTGATATTGTTGATAAGAGGAACGAATAATGTCCCAGGCAATGTTTCAAGCGCAAGTAATGGATCAGCAAAAAATGGAAGATTTAAAAGAATTGGATTACGATGCAATGTTTGACAAATATGAGAATCGCTTTATAGATTGGATTTATGATAATTATCCAATTGGTAATGGAGATATGTTGATTCATCAAATGGAAGATTCAAGCAACTTTGAAGATTTTGTGATGGATTGTTTAAGTGAGCAAGAATTAATTTATTTATAGGAGAGTGAGATGGCTAAAGAAGGATTTGTAAATATTCACGGCAAAGAATACAAAACAGTTGCCAAACGTGTGCAAGAGTTTAGGGAGTCAGTCATTTACAAAGAATGGTCAATTATGACTGAAATAGTAAAGATTGATGATGATCAATGCGTAATGAAGGCCATTATCATCAGCCCAGAAAACAAAGTGATTGCTACTGGTCACGGATGTGAGTTTAAAACATCTAGTCAAATTAATAAGACTAGCTATGTAGAAAACTGCGAAACATCAGCTATTGGTCGTGCGCTTGCTTGTTTAGGATTAGGCGGGACAGAATTTGCATCTGCTAATGAAGTTCAAAATGCAATTCATCAACAAAACACACCAACACCAAACCCAAACCCAAAACCATGTGTTATTAAAGCAACCGATGGAGCTGGTGAAACATTATCAGAAGATGATAAACAATTTATTCGTGATTTAGCCATAGAAGTTATTGCTGTTCACGCAGATAATGATGTTGCAGAAGCCCACAGAATTTACACAAGCCTTAACAATGAAGAACGAGTATTCATGTGGACATTGCTAGACAGCAAGGTTCGTAGATCAATTAAAGATTACGCAGGAGCAAAATAATGAACGTATTTAACGCAGTTGGCCGTGTAGGTAAAGATGCAGAAGTAAGGTTTACGCCAGCAGGAGATGCTATTGCTGGTTGGTCATTAGCTGTTACACATGGCTATGGTAAAAATGAGGGAACTACCTGGTTAAATTGTAGTTTGTTTGGTAAACGTGGTGAAGCACTTGCACAATACATCACCAAAGGCTCACAAGTAGCGATTACAGGCGAGATATTGTTAAATACATACAAAGGTAAGGATGGTACAGAAAAATCAAGCCTAGAGTGTCGTGTAAACAATGTAACGCTATTGGGTGCTAAAACTGAACCTAAACCAACATTAAGATTGGTAGAGAACGACACAGATTTATCCGATGTAGAAAACGACATTCCATTTTAAGGTTTATGGGGGAAAGTGCATCTGTTATTTTTGAGAAATCAAAAGACAATATATTGTGATTATTATATTAACCGCACAAGTACCCCACCATTATTGGAGAATTTAATGGTTGATTTATACGAAACTTATGTAAGAACAGATTTATTACGAGAACAAGTTATTAACTTAATTAAATCTCAAGAAATGAGTGTGCCTGGTGCGTGTCATGTTTTGGGATGGGATCCAGTTAAAATGGCATGGATATTTAATCGTTTAATAGGATCTGGTCATTTAGTTAAGATTCATCAAAAACGTATGTGTCCAATTAAGAAAAAGAAATACTTTATTGTAAAAGCCACAGGATTATCTTTTAAACCAAAGTCTGTAGATGATGTGTTTAATTATTTGTCAGTAAAAAGTAAAAGGTCTAAAAGAAAAAATAAAGATGAAACATCAGAATCAGAAATCATTAACCATCCTAATGGCCGTGTGATTAAAATGCTAGATAGAAAAGCATCAGAGTTTGCTTATCAGTCAAAGAAACAAAAAACTGTATTTGGTATTGGATCATCTTTTTTACTTATGGAGAATTACGCATGAAAATAGAATTTAGTGCAGATGACAATGATGCATTGTACGAGGTTATGGATGCAGTATTTGTTGCACAATTAAAGAATCAATTAAAAAACTGTCGTGAAGATTTAGCAGCTTCAATTCTTGATGAAGATAAAGATACGAATCAAGGTGTCATCAATGCTTGCTTATGTTTGCTTGCTTATTGCACAACACAAAGTGAGTTTAATGATTTAATTGATGATATAAATCTTATCCCTTTAGGAGATTAAAATGAAATTAGAATTGTTTTGGTTGTTCTATTGGTTAGCAGTTATTGGTTTCTTTATATTGATCTGGGCGATTGTGAATAGAAAATGATTGATGAAGAAAAACCTTATGCCTATGCTTATGTGAGAGAAGATGGGGTTGGTCAGCTCTGTTGGACTAAAAGGGATACCAGCCTATTTAAAGATGTGCTGGAGGGATGGAAAGAAATTCCACTCTACACAAAGGAAAAAAATCATGACTAAAGACGAAGCATATGTTACAAGCACATCAACATCACATAGGAAATGCCAGCATAAAAATGGTTGGTATGCAAATGTAAAGTTTTGGATTTTTACTAAACGCATCTACCTTTGTTCAAATTGTGGGGAAATTATTTATGTCAAATAAAGACGAAGCATTATTGATGGCGATTGTTGCTATGAAATCAGCATTAAGTAATCAGGGAACAATGCTATTAAGCGACCCACCACAAAGCGCATGGAAGTTTTACGGATGTGAAAATAAACTTAAAGAAGCATTTGAAGCTTGTAAAGAAGCATTAGAACAAAGAGATTTATATTCAGAAATAAAAGAAGGTTTTGATGCTTTGAAACAGCCAGCACAGGAACCTGAATGTAGTAATCATCCCGATGCACCACACGGATTTTGTAGAAATGCAAGCCATAGTGCAGATAGATATGTTTGTGAGTGTGAAGGATGGGAAGCAGAACAACCAGCACAAGAACCTGTATCAGACCATGAACAATTTATGAATGAAGCAAGAAAAGCATTTGGAATTGCACCATCATGGCAAGGATTAAGTAATGATGAAATTATAAATATAATTGATATTGTTGAAAATAAGCATTCTAAATCTGCTGTTAGGGATATTATGTTTTCTCGTGCTATTGAACAAGAGTTAAAGGAAAAGAATAAAGTTACCGAGCAGTAACATTGTTAGGAATTAAACGCAAAAAAGTGATATATGTTACCGAACGGTAATTGTTACCTAGCAGTCACTTTTATGTACGATAATGGATGATATGAGGCTTATAGCTAACATTATGTCCACTATAAAGGAAAAGAATGCTAAAGGAGAAAAACATGGGTGTGTTTAAAGTAAATGAGTTTGATTTTGAAGTCATTAGGGTAGAGGAATATGAAGATGGTTCGGCCGATTTGGAAATACACATGAATGAGGAGTCTAAACGATTTTTAATTAACTATGCGTTTTTAGACATTATTAAGAAGGCAGCAGGTCAGTTTGAGGAGCATTTTGATGATAACATTGAAGCCATACAAGTTCCCGACAGGCCGATTGAATTTAACTGGTCGCATGAGAAGGGTGCGGAGGTCAAGCAGGATGTCAACTAGGGCAATTCAAAACTGGATGAAACGCAGAAATAAGTGGAAATGTTAAAATTATCCATTGATAAAAATATTATAGATCACGCAGTCTGGCTAGTAGATCATGTTAATTATGGCCAACGTGGTGACGCTGATGGAGATAAGAAACAACAAGTGCGTGGAATGATTGGTCAATGTATGGTGATGGATATTTTAGGATATGATTTACCACAAATCACACATGAGCATGATGGCGGTATTGACATTAATTACAATGGCCTGACTATAGATGTCAAAACGATGGGAAGAAATTGTGATCCACGCCCAGAGTATGTAAACAATCTTATTGGCCTTCAATCACACTTTGATGTAGATGCTTATATATTTTGCAGCATTAATCGCAAAGACATCACGCTGACGATATGTGGTTGGATTGCTAAAAATGAGTTTTTAAAGTTGGCAGAATTTACGCCCAAAGATGGATATAGAACTAGGTCAGATGGAACTAGGTTTCAAACTAAAGCTAATTTGTATGAACTACAAAACAATATGCTAAACAATGTAAACTCTATTGATGAATTAAAAATAGGATTAAACAATGAAGCTAAAAACTAAACTTGCGCTTATTTTTATTACTATTCCATTGTGGATGCCAATTGCCTTAATGATTCTTTTTGCAATAGACTTTTGGGATGCCGTGATTGATTAGCATTTATTACAAGCTAATTTTTTTGTGTCTAACAATTAACGATTTATTACATACAAACTAATAGTTTGCTACAATTGTAGATAGCGGAACGGCAACTTCATTAAAAGAGCCATCTTTAACATCGTTTAATACATACAGCCCTCTAAAATGATTATTGCCTTGCGCCCCCAAATACGCTTCATCGTGTTCGTAACAACTGCCACAAATTATTGCACATAACGGCTTTCCTGATGCCGTTTTACCATAGGCCACTTGTCTGCCTTGTTGATGACCCGCAAAAGCACTCATATGTAATTTGTTAAGCATTTGTTGAGCTGTACCGATTGGTCGGCCCATTGGCCCAGATGTGAAGTAATGAGAAAATGCCACGCCTTCTATAGTGACAACATCTAAAAACGGATAAACTTCCCAGTCTTGATAAGGAAGATCATCAATAGAAATAAGGCCATCTAGTTTTCTATCGTTGTTAATTGCTGTCAGTATTCTTTGCTCATGGTTGCCTAAAGTAAGCACCATACGTGGTTTATATTGCTTGTCTTTATTTTTCTTGGCCTTTGCATTAAATTCATACAAAGGTGTCAGCAACGCATCCATAGCTTCTCTGGCAGCCCAAATATCTTTTTGATAACTCCTACCTTCAAAAGATTTTTTACCAACGTCATATGAGCTTAAACTTTCCATATCAGCCCAGTCCCCAATGCACACCACGGCATCTGCTTTCTCTTTAAGAATAAAGTTGCCGATAGAAGTAAGAAACGAAAAATCTACACCATCTTTAGCCTGGACATCTGGTAACACTATGATCTTCATCGGGTAAAGCCCTATTGAACAGTTACTTTCGCATATTAGGCAAGGGATGTGCGTTTTGTAAAGAAGTTTTTTCGTGCTTTTTTAGCTCTTTCTCTAAAGCCATCACGTGTTCACGTTCTTTCTTCCATTCACGCACCATTTCGTAGTCTTGCTTTTCATCACGAATTGATGGTTTTTCTGCTTTGATTTTAAAATTTGTGGCCATGATATTTTCCTTGTTAAGCTAACGTACCGCCAGCGTTTAAATAAACTTCTCTTAAATCATCCAACTTGTTTGTATGTTGACCATATTTAGAGCCTGGAAGCGATGCCCAGATAGAACAACATTTATCTACAGCAGAATCAAAGTTACCAACATTAATGTCTGGCAATGCGCCCTTCTCTTTAATCTGTTGCAATGCAATTCTTTCTTGAGAATCTGGACTAAAGTCTGGTAAATTCAAACTTTTTTTGTAAGCATCAAAGTATCGGGCCAACAATTGAAACTTACCTGCTGCGGTAGAAGCTAATGTAGGGGTTAAATGAACAAGTTTTCTAGGATGGTCAGCATAACTATCAAACAAGATTGGTTTGTGCGCTGTAGACCCCACTATCACGTTAAATCCACCATCAGAAACGTCAATTAACGCATGGCCTAACTCTGATACTGCGATCATCTGTAAAAAAGCTGCTTGGTTATTGTTCAGTATCATAAATCTTTACTTGTTCTTTGGCCCAGTCTTGGGCGTTGTCTAATTGAATCGTGGTGGCCAAACATTGATCTGCTAACGAATCGTAGTCGGCACGAGATATTGTGTTGGCGGTTTTTTCGTCAGACTGTCTGGTAGGATCGGAAACGATGGACATTTTGCCACTACTGGTTTTTGTGGTTGCGTTGAGCAACTCGGTAGCATAATGAACGCCAGGCACAAAATGAGTGGTATAATAATCTTTTGCTGAATCAATAATGTGAATGAATTGTTCATTAGCTAGTCCTGTTTGTTTGTTTGATTGAGTGACAATCGTTGCCGTTTTATTATCAGCAATTGCAACTGCTTGAGCATCTACTATCTTTTGTTGATCCCATTTAGCTTGAATACTTGCTTTGCCCTCTGTATAACCTTTGTGATAGATTAAACCGATAGACAATAATAAAGACAGTCCAACAACTATTTGTTTCCAATACATTGCGAATATCATTTAGGCGTGTCTTTTTTCATCATGGCAGCACCACCGCCACCAGCTAACAAGGCCCCAAATCCCACGCCAAAAGATTGAGGGTCAAAAGCGTGATTATTAAAAACGTGTATGAAAGAAAGCCATAGAAACGTAACAGCTCCCATACCAATAAGCACTTTGACCAAACACCATGTTTCATTATTAGGCTCTGTAAAAAGGTTTTTAAAAAATGTCATTATTTATCCGCTTTGTCGTTTAGTTTATCAAACAACTTATTAAGCATATCTTTAATATCACGAATGTCATCCCGATAATCGTCTTTAACTACATATTGTCTTGGTAAGTCTTCACGCAGTTTAGACAAGTCAGATTTTAATTCTTTGACTGCTGCCCATAGTTCTCTTGCAAACCATCCTACAACAGTTAGGCAAGAGCCAAAGAATAAATTAAGAAGTGATTGGTTGTCCATGATTAAGTCTTCATAATGTAACAAAGTGCATAGTAAGGTGGTAAGTTAGCGTTAGTACCACTAACAGAACCTGATGGAGCTGCTGTTGTTGTTGCTGTTGATGTTGATGTGGCAACTGAAATTCCAGTAAATGCTGTATCAACTGTAGTGACACCAGATAGACTTGCACCATACAAACCATTTTTAAATGTAGAACCTGTGCTGTTATTTACGCCAGTATTATGAGTATGTCCAGGATCGGTTACTACTGAAGTAGATGTTGAAGTAGAAGTTGCGCTATGCGTATGCGTTACAACAACAGCATTTGCACTACCACCTGTTTGTGCTACGGAATAAGCATTACCTGCACCTATAACAAAACGATCACGCAAATCTGGTGTACCATTTGAACCATCACACAATACCCATCCACCAGCAATTGAACTAATTTGACCAATTGAACCTGACCAAATTAAAATCATTCCACTTGAAAATGGTGATGTAGCAGC